TTATTCTGTTACATTCTCAAACAATGAAACGGAATAAACCCATGAAGGTACACTGTTTATCAAGTTAACGTAACCACTATAGTCGCTATACAGTGGGTCCTGGCAACCGTGTTGCTGTGTATAATTAACGGAGAACATCCCTGAATTTATAAAATATTTATCCGCAAGAGCAGCAACGCAAAAATAGGGTTTTTTATTAGCATCCTGCACAAATTTTGCAACGGCATTCTGATCGCTGGATTTCACAAAAACAGGGACATCACCAAACTCTAATGGAGTAATATGAAGTTTAAAAGTAAAATCCGCATCCTTGTCACCAGTAGTAGAGAACAAATTATGTGGGATCACATTATGCTCATAAAAATATTTATTAAGTGCTGGCTTATGATCACCATAGACAACAATCACTGCATCCTTATCTATCGCCTGTACCTGTCGAGCAAAATCCGTTAAACGAGAGATAGATTCGGCCACTTCATATTTATAAACTGTTTCACCAGAATCATTGAGATATGGGAACGGACCGTGAGTACCCATGGTAATGAGATTCATAAAAATGGGTTGCCCCTGCTTCTCACGTAGCGCTTTTAATGCCGAGCGATAAAGTACGATATCATCTGTTTGCCACTGCCAGGGCTTCTTATTTTTTGCAATTTCTACTGGCACATCACCCATTTGTGTTATATCGACAAATTGATCAAAACCAAATTTACGATAGACATCACCTCTTCGCCAAAATGACCGATTATTATTATGAGCCGCAAAGGCATAGTAATTCTTGCGTTTTAAGGCGCTAGCAAAAGACTCGGCGTTATCCTTAAAAATATCAACATACTCCTGGTAGATGATACCAGAAAGGTGCTGAGTTGTGCTTGGCAACCCGGTAAGCATTTCAAATTCTATGTTAGCCGTGCCTGCACCATAATGAGGAGATGTTGCCCGCATGGCCGTAAATCCATTATCCATAAGGGGCTGATAAAGCTCCTTAAAATTATTATCGTCATACCAACAAGATTCACACAAAACAAATATTACTGTCTTATTCCTGGGCTCACTTTTAGCATATGTAGCACGCAGGGAAAGGTACTCTTTTATTTCATCTTGTTTTAATTCAGGAACCGAACGACGAAGACTTGTCTGAATTAAATGCATGGGTAACCCGTGGCGCTTTACGTTACCAGGCCAATCCCACGAGAAATAATTAATATCATATTTTTCGGTGAGTCTGTTTGCATTTTCCTTTACCCAACCCGGCAGAGTATCTATTGCATTGGAATAAGGTGAAAAAGCCATAGGTGTGGTTAACGCCAAAAATAAAATAACAGCCAGCTTATTGGATTTATGAATCCTGAATTTCTTGTCCAAAAATAATAAGAGCAACCCGGCAAGAATTGCGCCGACACAAAGCATTATGTTGTCAGCGGAAAGATATTTTGAGGCCAGGGAAACATTGGATCCCGCAACAATATCATTAAAGGATAGAGGTTCATCAGTAAGAGATATTTTCGTCATGCTAATAAACGAAATAATTGCCGAAACCAAGACTATTACATAAAGAGAAAAAAGAACCCTAAAATTAATCAATCGAAGGATAAGATAAACAAAAATAACTGGTGCAGACATCCAGTACATTCTAATTATCTCATGTCGATTTATGCCATATGGGCTATCGCCGATGATATCCAGGACCATTCTCAAAAAATAAATAACAACTGCAACGCATAACGTCTCTACTATCAACCCCTTAATAAAGCTGACGCTATATTTTTTTAAATTAATATTTCTCAATTTCTCGATCATTTACCCAAATCCACCAATAGAGTTTTATGTATCTCATCATCCACAAATCACCTTGATAATATATCAAAAAAATGTGGAGAAAAATGGAGTTATGAGATTTCACGCGTTTAATGAGGATAAAAAGGGAATTTTAGATAAAAAAGCTCCCGCCACTCATCATAAAAAGCTTTTCCTGGGCGCTATCCTCAGGACTTAGCAGATAAGCAAAAGGCAAAAAAAACCCCCACATCATGTGGGGGAAGACAGGGATGGTGATTTAAGGCTATTCCTATCAACATGAAATAAAAGGATTTATTTCATGCAGTGTCCACACTGCGACCACATTGACACAAAACACGCCCTGTAATCGTAGGGCGTTTTTCACATCCATAAATTTTGTTGCCCTGAAATCGTCGGGTGTGGTCTTACTGGCTGCACTTCGCCGGGCTTCACGATATACCGCTGCACTGATTCCATCGTTACAAACGTCGCACTACAGTTAACGTTTTGGCATTGGTGATAACGTTCCTTGGTGGTATCTGTCATGTAACGACTGGTACGCGCATGAGCGGCATGTTGGCATAACGGGCAATGGAACATAATGAGCACCTCGACGATTTGAGCAATGTCGAAATTTTACGATAAAAACCTTTAAATAACAAAAAGTTAAATCAAAAACATCACTCATCGTTTTCTGATTCGTACTCAACCTCAGAAAGCTTTATTTCGAGCTCTACGCCCGTCGTGAAGCCATTATTATTGAGGTTATGAGTCACCCTACTAATCAACCACGCTTGCTCATCTATGACGCTCTTAAACCCTGAGACTTTCACCGGCGTTTCCGGGTAAAGATCGGCACGACCGACGGCCAGACTTATCGAGAATTCCGCAACACCACGCTGTAGCTTGTCCCACTTCGCCTGTGCCGCCCGCATGGCCTGTGCTTTCGTTGCATACACCGTTGTAAGCGCAAACACATTATCCGCCTCACCGGCCAGATATTCGCCCTCGCGGGCTTCCGGTACTCTGGTTTCCTTCTTTCTGGCTTTGGCTTTCGGATGCTGTAGCGCGCGTAAATGCTGCTCTCTGGGCTTGCGCTTCACCTTCACTTTTTTCGGCTTCGGGTCTTTGGTGTGAAGCCACTGAGCCGTAACGCCGGTGTAAGCGCCCCGGTCGGCAATCGCAAACTGGTGCCGGTCGCCATCGCGGCGGGTGATCGTCACCTGCGGAATGGGCCTGCCGCTGGCGGTTGTGGCATTCCCGGCTCTGAGAAACAGCAGCTTCCCCGCCTTGACCGACACCTCGCCACCGTTCCGGTCAGCCAGCCGTGTCAGAAATTTAGCGTCAGATTCCTGCGTCTGGTCGATATGCGGGATATGGATCCCGGCCAGCGCCGGGGTGACACTCGCGGTCAGCCTGTTACGTGCGGCGATCGCCGCCACGATATCGCCGAGGGTTTTGTCGTGCCAGGACTCTTCACGCCGCGAATTCAGCGTACCGCGAAAATCAGCGCTGCGGGCGCGGATGGTCACGGTATCAGGCGCACCCCGGTGCTCAACCTCATCAACGGTAAAACTGCCCTTGCCGACCAGCGCGGAATCTTTCCAGCCGAGGAACAGGGTCAGCACCGCGCCGCGCACCGGCAACTGCACAAGGCCGTCGCTGTCATCGAGCTCAATATCAAGCTGGTCAGCCTCAAAGCCCCGGTTATCCGTCATCGTGAGGTTTATCAGCCGGTTGCTGATGTTGCCGGTGATATCCTTACTGTCCAGTTTCAGCATAAACGCGGGGGTGAGTGAGTTCCCCGCCTGGCTGTAGAGTATTTCTGACATCATAACCCCGGCATGGTGATTAATCTGGTGGCGGCCTCTTTTGCCTTCCCGGCCAGCATGTCAGCCTGCTGACTCAGGTCGCCATATACCGCCGCCAGCGACTCATCCACGCGCGTTAACGCCAGCGTAAAATCAATCTTGCGGGGTGAGCCGTCAGAAAAAAACTCTGCGCCGGTTTCGTTAATGCTGTTGATGACATACATGCCGTAAATCTGGCCGGTTCCGGCTATCAGCGGCCACGCCTTACCCTGTTCGGCCATCTGCCTGAGCGCGGTCAGCGTCAGCGTCCCGCCGGTAATTTCCGGGTAAAGCGTGCCGTTGAGCGTGATTTTTTCCTCCCCGACGCCGAGGAACTGGAAAGCATCGCGCCTGCCGACGCGGCTGTTTGACGGCCAGCGATATTCCGCTTCACGCTGCATGCCCTGAAACGGCAGTGTCTGGCGCATAAAGACAAAGAAACCTAATGCGAGCATCATCTCTGAATGTCTCCCTTATCCGTCGTGGCGCATGCTGGAACGCTCGCGGGCGCGCTTGTCGCGGTCAGCCTTTTCAACGGCATCCTGCAACTGCCGCCCAAGCTCGCCGCCCGGTGCGCCGCCGTTCTGCATCGTGATGTTGTAATGGCTTTGCCGGTTATCGACATAGGATTTACCGCCGGGGGCAACGGCGGGCTGATATCCCTGATAACCGCCATAGGTACTGGTTGCCGGGATATAGCTGCCGCTCTGCGCCGCCGCGCCAGCTTTTACGGCTTTCTGGTCAAGATCGCTGGATTCTTTATTGATGAGGCCGAGTTTATCGAGCACCCAGTCTATGCCCTGTTTCAGTTTGTTAAACGCGGTAAGCGGCATCAGCAGTGCATCCGCCAGCGCCTGTCCAAACAGGACGCCGGTATCTTTGCAGGCGTTAAGCGTGTCCTGCGTGGATTTAACCGGCGCAATCAGGTTTGTGAACCAGTCCCATACCGCCTTTAATTTCCCGCCGAGCCAGTCAAAAACGGGCTTAAGCGGCGAAAACAGTTCCCCGACCGGCGCAAATGCGGCGGTCAGCCCCTCAACAACCCCGCTGAAAAAGGCGCTGATGGGCTCCCAGTATTTACGGATGAGCAGCGCACCGGCGACAATCGCCACGCCGATCGCCACAATCGGCCATGTCAGCGCACCGAGCACCGTCATAATTGCCCCGCCCACCACACTGAAGACCGTCCCGAGCACACCGGCAGCGGCGATGATCGCGTTAACACCCATCACAACCGGCCAGGCAACCAGACCGATAGCGCCGACAAGCCCCACCACGCCGACAGCCACCGCTGCAATCACGCCCAGCGTCTGCGCCAGCCCTTTATTTTTCTGTATCCAGCCATCAAGCCTGAGCACGTAACCTGTAGCGGTCTGCACAAGCTTCCTCAGTGAGGATTCCTGCTGATCAAACAGGTCAGTACCGACCGCCTCATAAGCCGACTGGAACTCTTTAAAGTCGCCGCCGAGGTTGTCCTGCATGACGTTGACCAGTTCCTCCGTTTTTCCGTCTGAGGCTTTAAAGGCAGCGGTCAGCGCATCCAGTTTCCCGCCCGATGCGGCGGCCATTAACACCGCCGCTGATGAGCTGGCCTCTTCCCCGAATATTGTTTTCAGGTATTCGGCACGCTGGCCGGTGCCGAGTTTGTTTTTCTCAAAACTGGCCTGCATTTCTTTCAGGATGCTGAAGATTGGCCGGGTGTTACCTTTTTTATCTGCCGTGGTGATACCGAGCTCTTTAATCGCCCGGTACGCCTCGCCGGTCGGTGCCTGTAAGCGCGTTATCACCGCGCGGCTCCCCGTACCGGCCATCGAGCCGGTGATTTTCGCATCATGTAACGCGCCCACCATGGCGGCGGCCTGCTCGATACTCACCCCGGCATTTTTTGCCACCGGCGCGGCATACGTCAGCGCATCACTCAGCCCGTCAAAGTCAGCGGCGGTTTTGTTCATCGTCATGGAGAGAACATCACCGATGTGCGCGACCTTATCGTTTGAAAGCTGAAAGGCGGATTTCATCCCCATCAACAGACCGGCGTTTTCTTCCATCGTGCGCCGGTTAGCCAGCGCCATATTCAGGGTCACCGGCGTGACGGCCTGAATCGCTGCCGCATCACCGCCCCCTTTGGCAATGATGATTTGCGCCCCGGCAGCGTCGTCAGCCGAGGCGGCCGTGTTGTCGCCGAGCTGGCGCGCCTGTCTGCGCAGCGCGGTCATCTCTGCCGAGTCTTTACCCACGCCGAGTACCGCCTGAAGCTCCGAGTTCTTTTGCGCGAAGTCATAGCCCGGTTTCAGCAGCGCCGCCCCGGCAAGCGTTGCCGTGGTTGCCATTCCCGCCCCTGCCGCGCCCACCGCGGCGGCGTTACCGGCGAGCGCCTTCCCGGCCTGATAGCGCTGTTTTACCCGGCTGAGTTTCTCCTGTTGCGCACTGACGCGTGCCAGCGCTTCACGCTGCCGGTTGAGCTGTGAGGTGGTTTCACTGAGGGTGGCTTTGAGTTTTCGCTCGTCAGCGGCCAGCGTGCGGGTGTTTATCCCGGCAAGGCTGAGCTCCTGCCGCTGACGCTGCACGGATTCACGCAGGCTGTTGTGTTTAAGCTGGAGCGCGGCGGCGCTTTTGCGTGCCGTCTCCATTGCCTGCGCCTGCGCGCGGGTCGGCTGTTCAGTGTTTTTAAACTGAATCGCCAGCGCGGCGGCTTCGTCTTTAGCTTTTTTCAGCGCCTGCTCAGTGACCGCAAGCTGTGCGCGGGTTTTGCGAAAGCCGTCAATCTTTGACGCCTGCCCGTTGAGCTCACGCAATGCGGTTTGTGTTGTGCGCATCCCTCCGGCCAGCTCCTTGCTGGCCTTGTCGATGGATTTTAACGGGCGGGTCGCCTGGTCAACAGCTTTGAGTAATACCTGTAATTTCACGCTACTCATTCGTGTTTCCGCTTCGCTGGATGGCTTTTTCTCGCCATGTAATGAGCTCTGTCAGGCTCAGGGAAAAGAGCTCTGAGGGCGGCCAGTGAAAGATCACTGCGATATCCGCCATCAGATCATCAACAGAGAGTGTGTCGGGGAAATTTACTGCGCCGAATTCGGCGACAAAAAACCGATCACCTTACCCGCCAGGGCAACGAGGTCAGGCAGCTCAAGCGCGGCGACTTCCTGCTCGGTGAGCGAAGGGGCGCTCATACGCGGCAGCACTTTAATCAGGGCGTCAACTTCGGAGTTTGCCACCGCCGCAAGGCTGACGCCGCGCAGCGTCCCGGCGTTCGGTTTAATCAGGGTGATGGCGTCAATAATCTGCTCGCCGCGCTTAACAGGATTTTCCAGGGTGATCACGTTGTCGTTACTCATGGTTTTCTCTTTTTAATCAGGTTTTCGGGTTAACCGGCCAGCGCACCGGCCGGGGTGAACATTACAGGCCGATATTGCGGCGGTGCTGCTCCAGCCGGTCGGTGCCGTTGACCTTCTCCACCATGTTGAGGGTGTCGATTTCAACCAGCTCTTTGCCGTCCATCGTCAGTTTGAAATAAGTACAGACGACCGAAATTTTCGCTTCGGTGTCTTCGCCGGGTTTGTTCTCGCCGGTGTCGATTTCCTTCTGACGGCCACGCATCACCACTTCAACGGCGACCGTTTCGCCGGTATCGTCGCGCTGGTAGGAACCGGCAAAACGTACCGGCACGGCATCAACACCGGTTGCGCCGTACAGCTCCCAGATAACCGAATCCGGGAAGCCACCGAGCGACCATTCCATCGACAGGGCATCATCATCGAGGCCGAGGTCAACCGGCGCGACGCCGTTCATACCCGCCCCGCGATAGTTTTCGAGCTTGCGTGTCAGCTTCGGCAGGGTGATCGACTTCGCGATACCCTGATAGCTGTAGCCATTGAGAAACACATTCATGTATTTCAGCTTGCGTGGCATTGCCATTCAGTCAGGCTCCTTAATTGCTGTTAACCGAGGAAACCAGCGTCGCCAGATATTTATCGGTGATGCGCTGGCGCAGGGTCAGGTTTTCGAGTGGGGGAACCGGCGTATAGTCATAATCGATATACAGTTTCCCGGCTTTCAGGGTTTCCGCGTCGTTGGCGTCCTCGTCAAACCAGCAGGTCGCATCCACGATATAGCCGTTACTTTTCAGCTCACGGAATTTCGCGTTAATGCCATCCACGATGTCGCGGATCAGCGTCGCGGTGATCGGCTTATCGACTGCCCACATGTGCGCTTCAGCCATCGTGTCAGCGATAACCTGCGCCGTGCGGGTGTAGTTCTCAAACAGGAAAAGCGGGTCATCGGAGCAGGTACGGTTGCCCCAGAAGCGGAAGCCATCTTTGCGAATCAGCGTGGTCACGCCCGCCTCGTTGAGCAGGTCGGCATCGGTGCCCGGCTCCTGCAAATCCCAGAACACTGACGCGCTGATGCCGGTCACGCCGTTGACGCCGACGTTAGACAGGGTTTTATGCCAGCCGACCGACTGGTCGATGTAGGCGCGCAGACCGAGGGCGCGGGCGGTGGCGTACGCCGTGGCGGTCGCATTTTTCACGGTGTCCCAGGCGAGGAAGTCAGGCCAGATCACCATTAATTCACGCTGGCTGAAATTGTCACGGTATCGGATGGCATCAGAGAGGGTTTTACAGCCCCACGCGCTGACATAACCAAAGGCGCGCAGCTTCTGGCAAACGGGCGCAAGCACGGTCGCCACTTCGAGAGTGTCGAATCCCGGCACACCAAGGATGCGGGGTTTAACGCCGGTAACGGCTTCGGCAGTCAGCAGCGCTTTCAGGCCGGTGTATTTGCCGTTCTCGTCCGTGGTGCCGATGATGTTGGAAATGGTCTGCGCAAGCGCCTCTTCTTCATCGTCGCCGGTTCCCTCCGCCACGCGCACGACGACGGTCACCGGTTTTGACTGGTCGGCGATGGCCTGGAGTGACGCGGCCAGCGTGCCTTTTTTACCGGCTTTGGCGATGGCGCTTTGCACACTGGTGATCAGCACCGGCTCATTGAGGGGGAAAGTGGCCGCATCGGCATCGCTGGCGGTACAGACCATACCGACAATCGCCGTTGAGACCGTGGAAATGACGCGCGTGCCGTCGTTAATTTCGACGACCTGCACACCATGATGATAATCACTCATCCGTTTAACTCCGTGGGGTTGGGGTGAGTGTTATTTTCCAGGGTGCGCGGGCGCGGGGCTATTTATCAGGGTTGGCGGACGTGAGGGACAACAGCGGACAAAAAAAAAGCGGGCAAATGCCCGCCGTAATTATACCGGCATCTTCCGGCGTATTAGCTGGCCGTCGCCTCAGACAGCGCAGGCCACTCAATATCGGGGGCAGAGGAGGTATCAATACGCATCAACATAACCCGGTATTTTTTCCATTCAGCAAGTGCAGTCGTCTCTTCGTCCGTGGCGATTCCGGCATCAACGGCATCCTGCAGCCAGGTTATCTCCGAGTCTGCCGCCGCGCGCAATTCCGCTTTTTTCATGTCTGCCTGGCTGACTAATTGCGCCTGTGATGGCAACGGTAAATCGTTCCAGGCGGGCATGTTATCCGCGCCCACGCCGCGCTCTTTTCCCTCCGGCGGCATCCCCATAAACACACTGGCGACACTGTCATCAATGTCGGTGATATCTGAAGGTAATGAGCCGCTCGCTTCATATTGTTCCTGTAAGGCGACGGCATAGAAAGCGTTCGTTGATGCGCTCCAGTAATACTGATTCATTGTTAGTACCCCACCGCGATAACAAATGCACCGATACTCCCGGCAGGGGTTACCGACACATATGACTGGAAAGAAGTTTTCGAGAGATTGTTAATGCCAAAAATACCTGCGGCAGACGGAACCGGGCCATTATGCGTGGCCACTACGGAAATCGCGCCATTAGGAAAAGCAAAGGGAAAGTTGACCACTTTTGAGGCTGCGGAAGCATCAGCCATAGTGGCAACAAAAAACTGGACAATAAAGCCGCCCGGAAGCCTGAACCAGTTACTGCCGGAAGTGAAAGAGCTCATATCGGGGATCTGGTTAGCACCCACCCCAACATCACGAAATGCAGCCGTTTTCAGTGTATTGATGAAATTAGCAACAAACGCAGTAGTGGCAATCTGGGGCGAATTTGTACCAGCAGCGGCTGTCGGCGCGGTTGGCGTTCCGGTCAGCGCCGGGCTTGCCAGAGGTGCTGCGGTAAGCAAATCGAGCATCTGCGCCGGGGTACTTTTTGACAGAAAGAGCAGAGATAAGTTTGTCAGCGCGCAGGCCTCCATGCTTTTCGGGCCATTGAACACCGGGAACTGCATATTTAAAGCTTTCAGGTTTGAAAATGCTGTCAGCATCGCATCCTGCGGTTGCTTTCCCGACAGGGCGTTTGTCATGGTAGTGACAAAGTTCGGATCGTTACCCAGCGCCGCGGCCAGCTCATTTAGCGTATCCAGTCCGGCCGGGGCAGATGCCACTAATGCGGCGATGGCCGCTTTAACAAATGCCGTGGTCGCCAGTTGCGTATCGTTAGACGCCTGCGCGGCGGTTGGCGCTTTCGGTGTGCCGGTGAAAACCGGGCTGGCGATCGGTGCATACTGCGTGTGCGGGTTGCTGGCCGCGATATGCTGTTTCAGCAGATTGTCGGCATACGCTTTCACCTCAATGACGGCATTATCAACATATTGCCGTGTCGCCAGTACGACCGACGGGTCGATTTTCAGTGTCACGGCAGCAGTCGAGGACACAATCAGCACCATGCGGATGGTCTGCGTGCGCCCGCTCCCCTCCTGCAACTGCGGCTTATAGGTCTCCGGGCAGTTGGCAACGGCAATCAGTACGCCGTTATCGTCATAAAGCCCGATTTCACGTATCCAGAAACCGCCCTCATTTTCCGGGATAACCTGCTCGGCGATAATCTGACTGGCGTTGTTCGCGTCAACGCTCAGCATATTCAGCGGCGCAATGCGTTTCTGGTTAACCAGCTTCGTTTGCGTGGCGTCCGGTGTTGGCAACGTGCCGTTGCCGTCCCCCACGGCCATTTGCGTGATGTTGAGCTTTGTCCCCAGCGCGGTGGCGTTTGCCAGCAGTGCCGCGCCCTGACTGGTCAGAATGGCAAAGAATTTCGCGGTCATGCGATTACTCTCATGTTATCGATGAAATGAATGGCTGAGGCCGGGAAGTATTCCCCGCCGCCGGTAATGTCTTCGGGCAGATACGGATAAACGACCAGGTCGTCACCGGCATAGCTTCCCGCTTCGACGTAACATTCGCCCGATGTGCTCAGGCTGATGGCGAGGCCGGTCAGATGGCGGCTGGCGGGTCTGGCGTCATTGATGAGTCGCTCAAGCTCCTGATACATCTCATCAGTGATGCCGCCATCCAGCACCCCCACCACCAGGCGAAACGTGCCGGGCTCCTCGTTGAGCTCCCACCATTCGCGCACCTCGATAAGAAAACCGAGCGGTTCCACCACGCGCCGTAATGCGCTGATGGTGCCCTTGTGCTGATGGACGAAAAACGCGGAGGCAATCACCCGGCGTTTGGTGGCTTCCGGCCAGTCAGCATCCCACCGGTCAACAGAAAGCGCCCACGCCAGATAGGGCAGCAGGTCGGCCGGGCAGGTCTGCGGATTCCATAATGTGCGCAGCGGAACCGGGACGCGGATAATCTCCGCCGCGGCCTGCGCGGCGGCCACCTCCAGCGGCGAGGAACCAACGGGTAACAGCCGGTCACTATTCATCGTTCCCCCCGTTGGTGATGCTGTATCCGGTACAGAAAGAGGCCTGATGTTTGCCGAGCACGATGTCGCCCTGCGGGGCGCTCAGCTCCACGCGCTGCACACCTTCAACATGGAGCGCGGCATAAATCGCAGACTGACGAACATCACGACCAAGCCGGTGCTGGGCGGTGATATAGGCTTTGAGTTTCTCTTCGGCAGCGGCGCGGATGGGCTCCGCTTCGGGGCCAGGGTAAAAATACAGGGTGGCGGCCACCTCATACGGCACAATCTCCGCTGCCCGCACCGTCACACGGTCGCCCACCGGGCGCACGTCTTCAGCGTTGAGTGCCTTTTCCACCACCGCCAGCAGGTCATCACCCGCCATGCCGTCACCCTCGCGGGCGAGCACGGTGATGGTCACACAGGCCGGTGTCGGGCTCTCCACGGAAATATCGGCGACACGCCCGTCGGCGCTGCGTCCGTGATACTCATAGGCACCGACCGGCCCGGCCACGCTCAGCCCCTCAAACGCCTGTTGCGCGCGCATCCGTAAATCGGCATCGGACTCCATCACCGCCGCCACCGGCGGGATGGCGGTATCATCTGCCGGGGTGATGGTCAGTCGTGCGGTGTTGTTATTCGCGGCAATAACATCGAGGTCAGCCCCGGAAGCGCTTGCCAGCGTTACAGCGCGGGCGGCTTCATTCACCCGCTGGCGCCACAGCACCTCACGATACGCGTTCTCCTCAAGGAATTTGGTCAGCGGTTCGGATTCCAGTGCCAGCGTGCGGGCAACGGCGTCCTGCTCATCAGCAGGGAACAGCGAAACCAGCGTCGCCTTGCGCTCAGCGAGGATGCTCTCGTAATCGAGTTCCTCAACCACATCCGGGGCGGGGAGCTCACTCAGGTCAACAATCGGCATGGGTTCAACTCACAGGAAGGGTTAATGAAAGGGTTTCACCGGTGCTGACGAGCTGGCCGGTCACATTGACAACCATCCGGCCTTCGGTCTGTTCGGTCGTGATTTCACTCAGCGTGATACGCGGCTCCCATTTCAGCAGCGCCATATAGCAGGCCACGCGGATTTGCAGCGTGAGCGCCGGTGTCTGCGGCTGGTCAATCAGCGTGGAGAGCAGCGAGCCATATTCCCGGCGCATGACGCGGGAGCCGACCGGCGTGCGCAGGATGTCGCCCATGCTCTGACTGACGTGCTGTGAATCGGTAAGCGTGCGGCCATTTACACGGCTCATGCCGGTATAGTTCACTGTCACAGGGGTGCTCCTGTTGTGCCGCCGCTGTCGCCGGGGTGCTGATGGGTGTGAAGCACCTTGCCGTTGGACGACAACGCGCCGCCGCTGTGCGAGATGTCCCCGCTCATCGTGCCGCCTTTCTGCACTTCCAGCGTGCCGGTAATGAGCTTATTCGTGCAGACCACCTCCGGCGTATCGAGTGTGATGCGGGAAGACGCTTTAACCATCACTACAGGCACGGTGGCGGTGAGGGATTCAGACGCGGTGATGTCGGCGGTTTTGATGCCGCTGACGGTCAGCGCGCTGGTCGCCGGTTCGTACTCAATAACCGCGCCATCCGGGAAAGCAATATGCAGGGCGTCAGCCGAGGCCGACGGCGCAGGATGGTCATCGCAGAAAATACCGGGCAGCACAAACGCGGTATCGAGCTCACCGCCCACGGCCAGAATTAACACCTGTTCGCCGATGGAAGGAGCCCACCATGTGCGCGAACGCCCGGCGCGCTGCGTCAGCCACTGGAGCCAGTCGGTGATGTTGCCGCCGGTCTGCACGCGACAGCGCCCGGCGTCCAGGTCAGTTTCGACAATAACGCCGGTGCGAATCATGTTGCGCAGCGTGCGCGCGAGGTCATTTAAATTTGCGAGTGTATTCATAAGGAAATGATGCCGCCGGGTTTATCCGGCGACAATGTGGGGCGGTTATGTCAGAAATGGCACAGCTATAAATCGGTGAGATGGTCGATGACAAGACTTTCAATAAATTGCGTATCGTCAGAAGAAAAGCCCAACAACGGACGCGCCGAATACTGTACTGGCTCCCGGTTGCGTGCTGGCCGGTCTTTGAGTCCGAGTTGATGCACACGCGCGATGCGCTGCACTTTGCCGGTAAACTCCACCACAGCCGCGCTGTCATCGCCGCTGGCTTTCATATAGCGGTTAGTACGCAGTTTTGCGAACATTTCCCGCTTAATCCGGCCTTTCTTTGCACGCAGCGGCTGGGGCTTTCGCTTTGCATACGGCGAGCCGTCCGGGGCTTTTTGAGCCCTGATTCGCTGTTGCTGACGCTGGCGCAGCTTCTTCGCAATATCGACCGTAAGACGCCGACGGCCAGCGGGGGACAGCGCCGCCAGCAGCCCGGCAAGCTCACTCTCAAATGGTTTAAATTCAGTCATCCCATTTACTCACCAGTTCGCCATTGATGTACAGCTCCACCGGACGCGCGACCGGCTCCGGCGGGGGCGGTTCCGGGAGGCACCGGACGTGAAGCGCTGAGCCGACCTCGTTAACCAGCGTCCGCTCGGTCAGGGCAAGGCTGATACTGATATCAAAACTGCTGTCATTGTTCAGATCGGCCTCGAAGGTGAAGCCTTTCGCCTGGCCTGTAGCGGTTTCCATAATATCGGGCTGGTTCTCACGCAGCCACGCCAGCACCGGCACAAGCAACAAATCCGCGTCGTCGGTAAAGTCCGTCACCACCACATTGAGCGTGTAACGCTTTTCGAATGACAGCGAGGCGGCGAGCGTGGCGACAAGGTTGCCGCTGTCCACAAACAGCCGCAGCATCTCAGGGTTGGTTTTCAGCACCGGCACGGCATCAGCCAGGGCTTTTCTCAGACTTTCGGGCTTCAGCATCTAAATCATCCTGGCATTGTCTGACGGTTTCCACCTGGAGCGCACAGCTTTCTAACGCGCGCTCAAGGTTGCGGATATCGGCACTCAAATCACCGTTCGTGTGCGGATCGCTGCCCGGCATCGGGCAAAGGCTGACTTTCGGGCAACCGTTGTAAACAGTCACCGGCACTGGCGCAGGCGGCGCGCCTGTGCAACCGGCGCACAGCATCAGGCAGATCAGCGCTGTACCAGCGGCGAAAGGCTTCATTTTCATTGAGTAACCTCGTTATGGTTTGTTCCCGCCGGGCTTCCCGCTCACCGGCGGCGTTCAGTTTCTGACGCAAATCCACCTGCGCCCGTTCGTTTTTATCCGCCTGGTCGCGGGCAACAATGAGCTGGTTTTTCAGCATGCCGATCGTCAGCTTTTGCTCGCCTGCGACGCGGTTCGCCTTTTCCAGCGACCGGGTAAGATTGCCGTTTTCATGGCGCAGCCACAGCAACCCGGCCAGCGCCAGCGCACCGGCAAGCAACATCACAATGAGTCTGGACACAAACCCGCCTCCTCAATGCGCTGACGGTAAGAGGAACGCACACCCCGTAATACCAGCACGCAAATTACATAAATCAGCGCCGTAAACACCCAGCCAGCCGCAACCAGACAGGAAAACGCTCCTGCAATAATTACCAGCGACCAGCAATTTCGCAGTGGTGAATGCTTTCGGCAAAAGACAGAGCGGAAAATTTTCATTTTCTCATCGCTCAGGGGGATCGCCTTTTTCCGTCCCTGTAACCAGTCGTCATACACGGCAGCACCGGCGAGGCTGACAGCGATACAGAGCAGACAATAAAAAATTGCCCACACCGCGACAAAATTAACGGCCACACTTTGCGGGCAGGTCAGTCCCCTGAGCACCAGAAGCGACAGCAGGACATCGAAAATCAGTGAAATCAGATTCTTTTTCATTGTGTTACCCCTTTCATGCAATATGCCTGCTCCCGCGCGCGACGGTTCTCCAGCCCTTTATTTTTGATTCCGTTGATGTAGACCCAGCGAGGCAGTTGATCACAGGCCTGTTGCCACTTTTTCTGGTTCAGGAAATAGACCAGCGTCGATTGACAGGCCGCACCGGTGCCGACGTTAAACGCAAAGCTGACCACGGCATCGTAAACGGCGGGCGGCATCACAACCGGCGCGCAGACCGCAAGATGACGCTCAACCGTCAGCACGTCGGAAACCAGATTTTGCGCCGCTTCCCGCTCGGTGATGTCGCGTTTCGGCGCGACCCCCGCAGTGTGGCCGATGCCTGATGTCCATACGCCCGCGCTGCACTGGTAGGGGCGCAGACGGCACCCCTCAAGGTCTGCCAGCAGGGCGAGACCGTCCGGGGAGGTACGGAGTAAACGAAAATCAGGCACCAGTGCCGCCAGCGCCAGCACGGCGGCCACACTGCAACGTTTAACGATTGATGACATTGCTCATTGCCTCCCCGGAAAGACGGCTCTGCTCAAGCTGGAGCGCCAGCAGGGCGTAGCTTTTGCGCCGGTAATACCAGTTAACGCCGACCGTCAGCACCACGCCCAGCGCACCAAAGTACGCGGCGAAATCCTGCGGCGTCATCGCCCCGAAAAAGGTCAGCGCGACACTAATCCAGTAGGCCAGCGACGAGGTGATTTTCTCCATGCTCAGTCCCATAAGTTCACCGTTTCGGCAGCGGGTGCGGTGTCAGTGTCCGGCAGCTCAATCGCCGTGCCGTAAGGCAGCACCGCGCCAAGTTCTGCCAGCCCCGGATTAGCGGCGAGCACCGTTTCGACCACGCCCTCTGTGCGCCCGTAATAGCGGTTACAAATCACATCCAGCGTGTCGCCCTGATGCGCATAAACCTTCATCAGATTTGCCCCACGATGCAGCGCGGTTTGTCCTGAATACGGGCGACTGACCAGCGCATGTCCCGCCACAGGTCATCGACCGTGGTGTCGATGCTGTCCGCTTTTTTGTCGCCTTTCGCGCTGGCATCCACCCCGCGATAGCGCTCATACAGCGTGGCGGCTGTCATCGCACACACCGCGCTCAGATAGTGAAAAATACGCATGCTCTCGCCGTCGATATCATCTGCCGGCACATCAGCGAGGCGCGCAAAACCGGCTTTCATCTGGCTTGCCCGCCAGTCAAAAAGCTCCGCGTTGGTTTCGGCTATCCCGGCCTTAATGGCATGGCGCAGCCGCGCCGGGGCGATGGTCTGCTCAAGGCGCATCAGCTCGCGCACGCGCTTCGGCTCGATATCGGGAAAGAAAAAGGTGTTTTTAATCACCGGCTCGTCACTGACAGGCGGCGGAATGACCACCGTGCCGCGCTCCGGCTGCTCGTTATTTTTTTCAATAATCAGTGTCGTCATGACTGCCTCTGAAAAGGGTGGGCGGTGGACGCCGGTCGCAGATAAGGTGAAACACCCTCATTGACCGGCGTGCCGCCCTGGCGCGGGGCGCATTCGGTTAACCGGCAGCTTTACGGGGGCGACCCCGCCCGCGTTTCGCCGGTGTGGCTGTTTTTTTCTGCTGTGCGGTTTTCGCGGGTGTCTTTGGCGCAGGCTTCGCGACAACAGGCTTCGGGTTCAGTTCGCGGGTAAGGCGCTCAATGTCCTTGCGTACCCCCGCGTTACGGTCGAGCAGGTTCGCGCGCTGGAGATGCGTCATGGCGTCAGCAGGCTGACCGGCATCGCGCAGCGTCAGGCCAGCGACCTTGTGCAGCCGGGCGCGCACCTCGTCGGGCATGTCGGCGGTGCGGGTCAGGGCGAGAGTCTCCAGAATGCCCGCCATATCGACCGGCTCACCGGCATCGCGGGCGCGCAGGGCAGCAAGTGCCACCTCTTCGGCCAGCATGTAAGGCGCAGTGCGGGTGTGGGGCTCCGGCATCGCGAGGTTGTGGCGCAGGGCATAGCGGGCAATCTCCAGCGCGCCGGGAATATCACCGGCATCGAGACGCCACAGCATGACCGTCATTAAAATGGCATCCTGCGCGCCGGTGCCGTTCTCCAGCACGCCCGTCACCCACGGCAGATAAAACGGCAGCAGCTCGCGCTTTTTGTCGGCTTTACGCTCTTTCGAGTGGATTTCTTTCAGCGTCCGGCGGTCTGCGGCCAGCTTAACGAGCATCTGCTCATAAGCGGTGGCATGGCGCAGCGGGGCGTTATCCCGCTGCGCGGCCAGCATGGCCGAGACCCGCATCGCGTGACGCTGCGCGGGGCTCGCCATCGGTTATGCTCCCTCGCCGGTGCTGGCCGGGGCGGTAGTGGAACCCGCCAGCATTTCTTTCATGGCTCCGGTCAGTTCAGTCGCGAACACTTTCGCGATAGCCAATTCCGGTGTGTCGCTCTCGTCCTGCTCAAGGATCTCGATGTTTTCAATCAGGCACCCGGCTTCGTAGTCTTCAATCACAAAATCGACTTTCACCTGCTCGTAGTTTTCCACCTGGTCGAGCTTCGGATTCTCGATGATGTGGCGGCGGTGGCCGTCCTCGTAGAGATAAACCGAGAGGTTATCGAGCGTGGTGATCAGAATGCTGTTGGCCGGGAAGAACGGCGCGCGCACTGCCTGTAACTGGCCGATGGTTTTCTGGCTGATAATCAGCTCACCGGCGAGCTGTTCACTGTTCGCCTGGAATTTGTTGATCATCGGGAAATATTTGTCGGTCAGAATACGGCGACCGCAAATCACCACCATTTCCGGGTTTTCGCGGTGAATCTCTTCAATCAGGGACTCATGCGCATCCATCACCAGCGCGTCGAGATTTTTGTAAACGCCGTTTTTACCGATGGTGATTTTTTCCGAAATCACGTTGCCGTCTTCGTCAACAGCCCTGCTCATGACGCGCTCCGGCGCGTCGTTGCGGTATTTCTGCAACCAGCCGACAGCGACATCCTGCAACAGGGGATTGGCCTTGCGGTCAGAGGTGGCCGCACGGCTCACGCCGTTAAAGCCAATGGTGATGTAGTCCAGCGCCTGGCGTTTGATGATCGCGTTACGGATACGAATCTGAAAATCCTGAAAACGCGCCCACAAATCGAGTTTGTTATAGCTCAGGTGATAATCGAAGTTCACCGGGTGGCAGAAATAGCGGTAAGCGTCCAGCTTCGAAAAATCGGCGGTCTTACGCTCGTCACCGTTTGCCGTGTCGGCGGTGCTGGCAATCGTGCCGTTGACGTCGATGCCGACTTTTTCCTCGGTCAGCTCACGCACCACGACCATATTAATTTGCTGCAGGAAGGAGGAAGACTGCTGGATTTTGTCAAACAGCGTCTGAGTGACCGATGGCTCAACGCTGAATTTTTTACTGAGGTCTTCCACGCCGACGCCGTTCAGTTCCGCAAGGCGGCTCATATACGCATTAAATTTAAAACGGGTTTCTTTACGCATTGTGTCTGTGTTCCTGTTCTGAAAAAGGGCTGATTAGCAGTCGGTCAGGGTTGCACCCGCGCCATCGCCGCCGGTGCTCAGTTTCCGGCGCGGCTGCGTGTTACCCGGCGTTTTGTCCAGAGTGGCGGTGATCGCGCTGAATTGCTCCGAGGTGCGGGCAGCCTCAGCGGTCACGTTTTGCCTGAGCGTGGCGAGCTCAGTTTCCAGCGAGGCGAAACGCGTTTCGGCGCTGTCGTGGCTGGTCTGGACACGTTCAGCAATGGTGGTCACGGCTTCGTGCACGTCATTAAAACGGGCGTCGTCGGAAGACTGGCGGCGGCTGAAAATGGCTTTCACCGAGTCGGTCAGCTTGTTCAGCAGGGTTTCGGGCGCGTCCTCAAATTCCAGCTCGGCCAGGGTGGCAACAGAGAACAGATTTTCCGGGCTGGCCTTGAAGCGCTGGAGCGGGTTGTGTTTTGCGGTGCGGCAGAATTCCAGATATTCGGTGCCGAGGCTCGCCGGGTCATCAGTGACGGCGAGGCCAACCAGATAGCATTTACCGCTGTTGGCGAAATTCGGCTGAATTTCCATTGAGGTATAAACTTTCTGGCCTTTCGCCACCATATCGACCAGCGTGTCGAGTGGGGCAATTTTGCCGAACAGTGCCAGCTTGCCGTTAAGTGCGGAATCGTCTTCGATTTTCTCCGCTTTCAGCTCGACCATATCACCGTAACGGGCGAAAGCGCCGTCGGGCAGCAGGCCGCGCAGGTGTTCGAGGTTAATGCGGCAGCCGTAGACACGCGGGTCGAATGAATCGGCCATTTCCTGAATATCAGCCGCACTGATAATGCGCCCGTCGCAGGTGTCGCCCTCGACGCCGATACGAAAGAATTTTGAGACTTTTTTGCCATCGTCAGCAGTCCTGATTGTGTGTGAAGGAGTCACGTTGATTTCAGGGCTAGTTTCCCGGCTCGTCCGCTGGTTCGCCATCAGTCACGGATGGCTTGCCCCCTGCACATCAGTATCTTAGCGAATCGCTGACCGCGCTTAAGTAGCCTTGCCCTGTATCCATCACGGCGAGGCATGCATGACCATCACCACCGACACCACACTCTTAAACGACCCGCGACGACAGGCGGCGCTGTTGTACTGGCAGGGGTTTTCCGTGCCGCAAATCGCCGAGATGTTGCAGACCAAACGCCCGACGGTGCAGAGCTGGAAACAGCGCGACGGCTGGGACGACACCGCCCCGTTAGACCGTGTGGGAAACACACTGGAGGCGCGATTAATCCAGCTTTACGCCAAACCGGAGCTGACCGCGCACGATTTCAAGGTTGCTGATTTTCTGGCGCGCCAGATGGAGCGCTTTGCGCGCATCAACCGCTACGGCCAGACCGGCAACGAGGCCGATCTCAATCCGAACGTGGCGAACCGCAACAAGGGCGATCGCAAAAAGCCGAAAAAGAATTTTTTCAGCGAGGAGGCGGTAGAAAAACTGGAGGAGATTTTCTTTGACCAGTCTTTCGCCTATCAGCTCGGCTGGCATAAAGCCGGGCTTGAACACCGCATCCGGCACATTCTCAAATCCCGCCAGATTGGCGCGACGTTTTATTTCGCCCGCGAGGCGCTGTTACGCGCCCTTAAAACCGGCCATAACCAGATATTTTTATCCGCCTCAAAAACGCAGGCGCACGTGTTCCGCAAATACATTATTGCGTTTGCCCGGCTGGTTGATGTTGACCTTACCGGCGACCCGATTGTCATCGGCAACAACGGCGCGGAATTGCTGTTTCTCGGCACCAACTCCAACACCGCGCAGAGCCATAACGGCGACCTGTATGTCGATGAGATTTTCTGGATCCCCAACTTCCAGCGGCTGCGCAAAGTGGCGTCGGGCATGGCCTCACAAAAGCACCTGCGCACGACCTATTTTTCGACGCCCTCCTCGCTCGGTCATGGCGCGTATCCGTTCTGGTCAGGCGAACTGTTTAACCGGGGGCGCGCCAGCGCCAGCGAGCGGGTTGATATTGATATCAGCCATGCGGCATTAGCGCGCGGCGTGGCCTGCGCAGACGGACAGTGGCGGCAGATTGTCACCATTGAGGACGCACTCGCCGGGGGCTGTACCCTGTTTGACCTTGACGCACTGCGCCAGGAGAACAGTGCGGATGACTTCCGCAACCTGTTTATGTGCGAGTTCGTCGATGACAAGGCGTCGGTGTTCCCGTTCGAGGAGCTGCAGCGTTGCATGGTTGACAGCATGGAGGAGTGGGAGGATTACGCGCCGTTCGCTGACCGGCCATTCGGTCAGCGTGTGGTGTGGATGGGTTACGACCCGTCGCACCGTGGCGACAGCGCCGGTTGCGTGGTTATTGCGCCGCCGCTGGTTGCCGGGGGCAAATTCCGCATTCTGGAGCGTCATCAGTGGAAAGGGATGGACTTCGCGACACAGGCCGAATCCATTCGCGAGCTCACGCAAAAATATAACGTCGAATACATCGGGATTGATGCGACCGGGCTCGGTCAGGGCGTCTTTCAGCTTGTGCGCTCCTTCTACCCGGCAGCGCGCGACATTCGTTACACGCCGGAAATGAAAACCGCGATGGTGCTGAAAGCGAAAGACACCATCACACGCGGTTGCCTCGAATACGACGTGAGTGCAACCGACATTACGCAGTCGTTTATGTCCATTCGCAAAACCATGACCAGCAGCGGGCGCAGCGCCACCTATGAGGCCAGCCGCACCGAAGAAGCCAGCCATGCCGATCTCGCCTGGGCGACCATGCACGTACTGATTAACGAACCGCTGACCGCCGCGAGCGGTCAGCCCTCATCCTCAATTCTGGAGTTTTATTAATGGCAAAACGCAACAAACGCCAGCATACCCAACCGCGCCAGCATACCGCCGCACCCGCGCAGAGTATGGAAGCATTTACCTTCGGCGAGCCGGTGCCGGTACTGGATAAGCGAGAAATTCTCGATTATGTCGAATGTGTCCATAACGGCCAGTGGTACGAGCCGCCGGTGAGTTTTTCCGGGCTGGCGAAAAGCATGCGCGCCGCCGTTCACCACAGCTCGCCGATTTACGTCAAACGTAACATTCTGGTATCGACCTACATCCCGCACCCGCTGCTATCCCGGCAGGATTTCAGCCGCTTTGCGCTCGATTATATGGTGTTCGGCAACGCCTTTATTGAGCAGCGCCGCAGCTACACTGATAAGCCGGTTAAATATGAAACCTCACCGGCCAAATACACCCGGCGCGGCGTGGAGGAGGATACCTACTGGTATATTCAGAATTTCACAAAACCGCACCCGTTTGCGCCCGGTTCCGTGTTCCACCTACTGGAGCCTGATATCAACCAGGAGCTTTACGGGATGCCGGAATACCTGAGCGCGCTTAACTCGGCCTGGCTGAATGAGTCGGCGACGCTGTTTCGCCGCAAGTATTACCAGAACGGCGCGCATGCGGGTTACATCATGTATGTGACCGATGCGGCGCAGAGCAGCACCGATGTTGAGGCGCTGCGAAAGGCGATGCGGGATTCGAAAGGGCTCGGCAATTTTAAAAACCTGTTTTTCTACGCGCCGAACGGAAAAGCCGACGGCATTAAAATTGTGCCACTGAGCGAGGTTGCCACCAAAGACGATTTTTTCAATATCAAGAAAGTCAGCGCGGGCGACCTGCTGGATGCGCACCGCATCCCGTTTCAGTTGATGGGCGGCAAACCGGAAAATGCGGGCTCGATCGGTGACGTTGAGAAGGTGGCAAAAGTGTTTGTGCGTAACGAGCTGATGCCGCTGCAAACCCGCTTCCTTGAGCTCAACGAATGGGCGGGAGAGGAGATTATCCGGTTTCAGAAATACAGCCTCGACACCGACGACGCGTAACCCCCTCCAGCCGCCTGCGGGCGGCTTTTTCATGCCCCTCGCCAGCGCCCGCCAGAGCCCCCACACGACACGCTGCCGCCTCGCCTCCCCGTCACATGCCCTCGCGCCCTGCGCGCGGCAGGGCGCGCTCAGGCGCGGGAAAATAAATAAATTACCGGCCTCAGCGCGCAGTGCTTTCCCCGCCTCGCCTGCCCGCTTTATGGGTCGGTTTTAATGCGGTTGGAAGAATATATTTTAGTTAAGCATACCTAGGACCCATTCTCTGTAATTATGGCTTTTTTTCGCATGCATTTTGATGCACAATCATGCAATAGCTGTTGTACTTAAATTATTATGACTGTTAAGTTCATTAATCATTTTTAACTATAATAATTCATGCGAAAAGGGTCATTTTCATGAGTTCATCAAATGTTCCAATAGCAGCATTCCCAGCGAAAAGATTTTTTGTTGAGATGTTGACAAGAGATATCGAGCTAGCCGACTCCATACTTGATTTACTTGATAACTGTCTCGACGGTGTACTTAGAAAAAACAACTATACTGCTGAGCAAACCTTTGAAAAGCCAGATATTTACAAAGGTTACTACGCTCATATCGAATATAACGAAAATGGGTTCAAAATTACTGATAACTGTGGCGGTATACCTGGAGAGCTTGCTGAAAAATATGCTTTCAGATTGGGACGTCCTGCAGAAAGAGAGGCTGAATCTCTACCAACAATAGGCGTATATGGCATAGGAATGAAACGTGCCATTTTTAAAATGGGAACATCAGCACAGATATTAAGCAAAACAAAAGACGAGCAATTTTCAGTTAAAATATCTCCAGAATGGATGGACGATGATAATAATTGGTCACTGGAACTAGAAAGGAAGGATGTTGGCCTAAAAGAAACAGGTGTCAGCATTGAAATAAATAATTTAAGGAAAGACATAAAGGTTCGTTTTTCAAAAGAGCGGGGGTTTGAAGCAGATTTGATAACTATGATATCAAATCACTATAGTCTTATTATTAAAAAGGGATTTGAAGTAAAAATAAATAATACTATAGTTAAACCCAATAGTACCAGGCTTATTTTTGATGAAAATGCTCTCAGAGAAGACATTGATGGTATTGTTCCGTATGTTTATAAAAATGAGTCAAATGGCGTATCTATAAAAGTCGCAGTTGGATTTTACCGGAATTTACCAAGTGATGAAGAAGAAGAAAACTTATTATCAGGAAGATCAACCACTGAAAAAGCGGGATGGACAATTATATGCAATGACCGTGTTGTTCTGCATGCTGATAAATCGAAACTTACAGGCTGGGGTGAGGCAGGAGTACCACAATATCACACTCAGTTTGTAGGAATCGCCGGGGTTGTAATTTTCACTTCATCAAATGCTGAGGCGTTACCTATTACTACAACCAAGCGGGGCGTCGATGGTAATTCTGATTTATATCTCTCAACAAAAGATTTCATGCGTGAGGGGCTTAAATTCTTCACAGATTTCACAAATAAGTGGAAGAATAATTCGGATGAGAGAAAAGAAATAGTCAATACGGCTTCCAATATGGTTTCAACGACTGAATCAGACTTCATTAAATCAATTCCGGATGAGAAATGGTCAACCGTTAGAAGATCAATTGGTGGTCAGGTTTTCAAACCCAAATTACCGTTACCAAGAGATACAGATCCGCTACGCCAGATAAAATTTAGCCGCAGGCATAGTGAAATAAAATTAGTATCTGAGTTTATCTTTGATGATCCGACTCAACCTCCGACAGAAGTTGGTCAATTTTGTTTTGATGAATTTTTGAAAAAGGCGAAACAATGAGTAATGGTGGTAGCATCCCTTATCATTTAAGGCAAAATAAAGCTATTGAGCGGAGTTTATTTATTGAGTCCTTAAGAAGGCTAAACAATTACACAAATATATCCGAATATGTTTATATTGGATTCGGCGGCCCATTCCTTGAGGATTTCAAGCAGGTTCATAATCTCTTAAAAATTAACAAAATGATTTCACTTGAAAGTGATGAGAATGTGTTCCGAAGACAACATTTCAATAGACCATTATCCTGCATTGATTTAGGTGCAACACCAGAACTAAGTGGCGACTTCATTAATCGCTATGATTTTGATGAGAAAACTATAATTTGGTTAGATTATGCAATCCCATCCGAACTAAATACTCAATTAAATGAAGTGGTAAATTTAGTCACAAAATTAAAACCTAAAGATATATTCAAGATTACCCTTAATGCAAATCCTGAAACTTTAGGGAGAGATCCTGCAGTTAGAGATCCTAGAGCCTATCGATTTGATAAGATTAAAGAAATTTTAACTGAAGATTTTTTACCGATAAATGTTACAGAGGAAGATGTAGGATTTAAAAAATACCCCTCATTGCTTCTGAATGCACTAAAAAGGGCGATTGATAAGGGATTACAGGGACGGAATGATTTAAGAATCCATCCGCTAACTTCATTTGTATATAAAGATGGTCAGCAGATGATTACATTAACGGCGATCACTTTAGAAAATTCAGATGAAGAAGAGGCTAGGTTTATTGATTATTCAAGAATACGGAATTGGCCATTTTACTCAGGTGAGTGGCGTACACCAAAAAATATTAACGTTCCGGTAATGTCCTTAAAAGAAAGGATTCATATAGAATCACTATTGCCAGAGGCCTCTGTAAGTATAATTCACGAAAACCTTGGCTACTATATTGGCTCCGACTTACCTGGAGCCAATGCTGATCTTACTAATTTTATAGAATACTATAAGATTGTTCCTTGGTATTCAAAAGTTCTTTTCTAACTTTCACACAATAATCGTAAAGAGGTAATAGCATAGCTTCAGCTACAAGCGGGCTAACGCTATTACCGATTTGCCTAAAGCTGTGCCATTTCGTAGGGTGAAATCTAAACCAGTCAGGAAACCCCTGCAACCGAGCAGCCTCCCGAGGAGTGATGACCCTTGCTTGGGTTGGATGAATTGGCCTAACCGCTTGATAGCTACCTTTGTCACTACCGGTTCCCGCCCTTAACGTAGGGCAAAAACCATTGGGATCTAAACGCTGAGAACGGGAGATTCTGTCAGTTTCACCATATGATAGTTTGTTATAACGACTAATAATCTCATCCGTATGTACTGTCCCCATAAATCCTGAAACGAACCCCTTACTCAGTTTAATCAGTGATTCAGCGTCACCAACTTTTTCGGGTATATGCCCCCAAAGCCTGTCAAAAAAATAGCCTTCTCGGTCCATTTTAACTACCCGCCAACCTTGTTTCTCAGTCTGCCATTCTTTTTTTATAACTCTAGGCACACCATATAAAGCATCCTTTACGAGCGTCTGTTCATTGGTATTTTTTGGAAAAAAGTCAGATTCTTTCAACTGAGTAATAAAGTCTTTCCTGAATCCAATAAAGAATATTCTTGTCCTTGTCGTTGGTGCACCATAATTTGATGCGTTAACTTTAATCGGATGCAAAATATTATAGCGATCACTTACTAATGAGAAAGCTTTTTCCCGTACAGCATTATACTTTTCACTCATAATACCCGGAACGTTTTCAGCCATAAAACAAATTGGCGATAATTCGCTAACCAATCTAAAAAAATGGACATACAGTTCGTTACGACTATCCTCAGCATTACCCTTACCAATATAACTAAACCCCTGACATGGAGGCCCACCAATAACACAATCAATTTCACTAATGTTACAAGCAGACAAAATATCTTGAGCGGTAAGTTTGCTCACATCATTATGTAAATGCGTTGACTTCGGGAAGTTTAACGCGTGGGAAAAAATAGCATGTTTATCTAATTCAACGGCACCGGCCAAGTTGAATCCTGCTCGCGTTGCCCCCAAGCTCAAACCGCCAACCCCTGAGAATAAGTCAACTACATTCATATTCAAACAACCACGCAAACTATCCACTCATTGATCCCTCATTCTATCATTATTTCTATTTTTTACGAAAGAACTCATCATTTTCTATACTAGACCATCCTAGAGAATGAGTTTTATAGTCAATCATTTGATTTTCATAAATTACAGTAGCTCCACGAACTAGCACTTCCAGCTCCCACCATGACGGTGTAATTCTAAACAGCGCGAGGTCAAAACGAATTCGAGCTCTTGTCTTTTGCTCTGCCATTAAAATCCTTCGTGACCTAACAATTTCTCTATGGTTTTGCGCCGTCGATTCTCTTTTTCCTCTATTTAGCATCTTTGTGTCATCTTTTAACCCACGTCTGAGTGCCCACACAACATCTGGTTCATGCCACTCAACGATTCCATCATCAACCAAATCCAACACCGCTGCGGCATACTCAGACGGTGTGGGGGTCATAACTGGAACGTCACCGCCGGTGAGCTTTCCACAGTTATTGACAGGACTCCGAGGCGCGGCGATGCCGCTTTTTAAAGTCAAAGGCTCAACGGCCAAAAGCTTTGGAACAATGCGCCATTCCGATGATCGGGTGACGTGGACATGACGCGCGCCGAGATGTGGCGCGTAAATTCCTACCACCCGCTCAATATCTTCCTCGTATGCGTTAACCTCATCAGTCACGTTGCGGGCTACGCGCACAGTCTGACTATCTCGCGGGATATTTGCCCCACCCTGTGCGGCGATATATAAATCAAAATCACCACTATCCGCAGCGGCGCGAACCGCTTCGACACGCTCATCAAATTCATCAGCAACGCTAACACCGCGAGGTAATTTTCTCAGCTCGCGATACGCGCCCATTGTCGGCAGGCCAATCGGTTTAAATTGAGGAATACGCCATGTTGACGCCCAGGCTGTTACAGCGGCAGCCGTATCTTTTAACGGCTTTCCAGTATCATGATCGAGCTCGCCATCAAGCGCGTAACCATCGATATTTTTAGCAATGTATTTTGCAATGTAGCCCGCTGCACCGCCTTTATTCAGGTGTTTAGACTGAAAGCGATTACGCTCTGCTCCGCGTTCGTCGCCATCCTCTTTGAGAGCGTAGCGGCGCATAATTTCAGTAATTTCTTTGCGTTGTTCTTGTTTGCAAAACAGCATCATATGCCAGTGCGGCGTGCCATCATGATGCGGTTCGACGACGCGCATACCGTAGACCTGCAAATCGTTATCTTTGAAAGCGGTGCGCATCAGGCTCCATATACGGCATAGGTAGCGCTGCCCATCTTTCGGGGTAAAAGCTTCGTCATTCCAGCCGTGATTAAGCTGCACGGTCTTATCTTTACCCTTACCGACCTGACGCGTCGGGTGATATTTCGACGGCGCGGTCAATGTAATAAACATCCCGACATCACCTTCGCCAGCGGCGTAACGCTCAATTCCGGCAATAGTATTCATCAGCTCCATGCGTCGTATCTCCGGGTTAGAAATACTCCCCATGACTTTGCTAATGAGATCAATACGCTCACCCGTCACCTTATTTTCCAGATCACAGGATTTGAGGTATTCAAGGTTAGCCAAGCGGCGTGTATGTACATCGCGGATTGCGTTTTTGCTGGCATACGGCGAACGGTCTTTATTAACCTCACCGGCAGCAATTAAAAGAGCTTCATGCCAGCGCATACGTTGCGCTTTGAGTTGGTTAATCCACCATTCATCGTTAATCAGCCGAGACACAGCGGAAAAAGCCTGGCGGATTGTCATCTGACCTTTGCGGTACTTCTTCCAAAAAAGCGGGGAGATATTGAAAGCACGAGCTGCCCCGGCAACATGACCATAAAGATGCGCCTGCGCCTCATCAGTAAAAAGCGATTCTTTACCACCGTGCGCCTCCGCCCATGCATCGCTTAACTCCTCGTACATTACGAAAAAAAGTGAGGCGATACGCGCCGCGAATTTTTTCAGCTCCTTATCGTTCATTCCCGGCAAGCGCGCATAAATTTCGCTTTCCGCCAGAAATAGTAGCGACGCCTGAGTGTTCATTTCGTTGCGCTGGTTTACTCGCTCGATGCGCGGCCATAAACGGCGTAAAAATGTCGATTTGAGAAAATAGAATCCGTGAACCGGGCTTTTGTTGCGCCTGATGTATTCATAGCGCGATGTGAAAAGGGAGCGTAAAAAATAAGGCAGGCGGTCAATCCTGGATAAAACGCCTTGCACCTGACGCAACTCGTCACGTGTAAGGGGTCTATCGCGCCCGATAGCGTCACGCGGCGCGTTCCATGAGTAAGCACCGGCAAACTCTTTAGCGGTGCCTTTTGCGAATGGTGGTGGCGGTGTAGGGGCGTAACGCCCCCGAACTTCAACGCCCATTTGAGCCAAAAGCCGTTAAGCATTGCTGACTGAGGCGCTCAACCTGCGTACTTAGTGCCTCAAATGAGCTGGCGTCACCAGTCAAGAGATCGTGATGCACCAAGCCGGAAACGAGCTGGTTTAATTTGGGGTAATAGCCGACAACATCGAGCCACTCCTTACCGGCATTCTTACCTGTTTCAGCGGTCTTTTTTTCCTGCAAAATAAATTGAAAGCGATCACTGGTGACGACATAACGCTCGCCAATATCGATACGAATGCTCATGCGCGTCCCCGATAATGTTTTGCTTTCGCCTCATGTGCTGACTGACAGTAAACACAGCGAGTAGCAGATGGATAAGCTGCACGGCGGTCAGCAGGAATCGGAGCGTCACATTCTTCACACACCAACGCCGCAGCGCCGCAGGGTTTTACCCGCGCAGCGTTGACTTGGCGAGCCAGTGACTCGGACTGCCGTTCTTGAATGTGATCCATATAATCTGGCATTGATTTAGTTCCTCTATCTGTTCAGTTTTTTAAACTCACTGGCGCAATAACCAGTTAGCTCGATGGTTAATTTCGATAATTCATCAACGGTGGTGATTTGCTTATGAAAAACGGCGCGTTTCACAAGTAAACTGACCACATCCGTCAGGAGGTTTAATTCACTCGAATAAATAGTGATAATTGACTCTGTTATCGTTCCGGTTTTTTTATCGCGCTTAAGGTCGGCAAGCGATAATTCACCGTTTTTCATAACCGCAATCTTTAGCCAGTTATTAAGTAATACGGAGTGCATCAGAGACATTAAAGAGACTCTCCGCGAGAAAGGCCGATATTATGAAACTTGATAGATTCCTGACTGAGTAACTCAACAATCTCAACGCGCGATAACTCAGCGCCAGCTATATGACGGATTAAGCCGTCAAGGTGAGAGGAAAAGCGCGTAGCCGCATCGGCCTGTGCTTCGGCTCTGGCCTGCTGCAACATTAATGAAAATTTACCGCACTGCTTTCCTGTTACTGTATGCATGACTTTCTCCAGACAAAAAGAAGCCCCGCACAATTAAGTGCGTTAAAATTTAACCGTTAATTATTTAATGTAGATATTGTTCAGGCTTAACCGAGGTTAATATTGTCGGCGCATGCTCAAAAAGGCCGAATAACTCCCGCAACGCTCGAAATAATTTATCGCGCCAATAACAGGAATCGTCATTAATGCGCCAGTAAGGCTGGTTAAATTCATTTTCTGTTAAACCAGCATGCATAAATAAAGTTCGTCGCTGACTTATTGTTAACCTGCCAATGTAAGCTGTTTGGCTGATACCAACCTGACGGAATCGGGAAAACGCTGCGCGTAATTCGTCAATTGCACAGATCAGGCGCTCGCGATCGACGTCGTTCATTTCTTCAAAACGCATGGTCGCATGACGCTGTTTCAACTGCGCATGAAAGCAAACTGTTAAGCGCTCGCGCTCCATCATCTGATTATAAAAATCACATGAATCTTGCCAGCGAGGCGCGGCCAGGTATTTGCTGACCAGGCTGCGCAAACCGGCTGGCTGACCGGACACGATACCGAGAGTCATCACAGACATTTCCAGAACCTCCGGGATTTCAGAAAAGTAAAAACAGCGCTTAGAATGCTCGGTTTTTTGGTGCGGATAATGATGCCTTTGCGCCCCTTGCCGTGGGTGATAGTGAAATCTATCGCCCTTGAGCTTTCGTTACGCAATAGCTGAGCAATACAACGAGGCTCATTCATGATCAAAGCCCCATCCACAACAGCCACGCGTCACGCTGCTCAACTGGCCTGTTGTAGAACGCCTCACGTACAGCGCGATTAAACTCCGGGATGAAAACCCATCTTTCACCTGCACGCACATTCGGTTTATTTGGATCACGGAGTTCAATAACCGGCAACTTATTAGCTTTAACCATCTCGACGACAGCCGTCTTAGGCTTGCCTATTAGCTCAGCGAATTTATCAACGTGAACCGCATCAAGCGGGTACTGCAACAAATAATCGTTTGGTTCCATTTATGATACCCTCACTGGATCCAGCCCTTTAGAAACCGCTCAAGCTCGTTTCTGCTCGGTTGGCTTCCATACTGAAAAGGTTCTTACCTTTAGACCTTTTCAGGCGAATATAGTCTCAAAGTAGGAACCATGTCAAATGAACGTAGCTGAGAAAATTAAGGCTATACGTAAAGCAGAGGGTTTAACTCAGGTAAAATTCTGTGAAATCAGTGGACTAGCTTTAAGTACACTGAAGAATTACGAAGGTGGACACGCGGAACCAGGTCTGGGAGTTGTACTTAAAATCACCAATACTCCTCAACTTCAAAAATATACCCTGTGGTTAATGACTGACAAAACTGCCCCGCAAGCTGGTCAAATAGCACCGGCTATCGCACACAATGGGCAAGAGTCAGCAACCTCGAACCCCTCAGAGAAACAGACTGGCTAACTATTTATAAACATTACATTTTCACTATCTGTTTTCAGGACAGTGAAAATTGCGCCGGAGGGCTTTCTTATGGCAATTAAGAAGCTCGATGATGGTCGCTATGAAGTGGACATTAGGCCGCGCGGGCGCGAAGGACGTCGCATTCGCCGGAAGTTTGAAAGAAAAGCTGAAGCTATCGCATTTGAGCGCTACACGCTTGCGAACGCGTCCCAAAAGGAATGGGCAGCCCAACGGACTGACAGACGCACTCTAACCGAGCTGTTAGAGGCATGGTGGCAATACCACGGGCAGAACCACGAACACGGAAAAAAAGAGCGAGGGCATTTGCTCAAAACTATAGATGGGTTGGGAGATCTGCCAGTCAGCAGGTTAAGCAAGAAATGCCTAATGGATTACCGCTCATTGCGTTTACGGGAAGGTATCAGCGCGGCAACGATAAATCGTGACATGTATCGGCTATCGGGCATGTTTACTAAGCTGATCCAGTTAGAGGAATTTGCCGGGCAACACCCCATTCATGGTTTGCCGCCACTGGCAGAAGCTAACCCGGAAATGACGTTTCTGGACAAGTCAGAAATTGAAAGGCTGTTAGGAGTATTGACCGGAGATGCTTTGCTCGTTGCTCTCCTCTGCCTTAGCACTGGCGGAAGATGGACAGAGGTAGCCACTCTAAAACCGGCGCAGATAGCCAGTTGCAGGGTTACCTTTTTGAAAACTAAAAACGGCAAAAAACGAACCGTGCCTATCTCAGCGCAGCTTGAAAATAAAGTGAAAGAGGAAGCCAGCGGGAAGCTGTTCAAAGTTGATTATGAAAAATTTTGCGGAGTCTTACGCAACGTGAAACTTGATATTCCACCCAATCAGGCAACACATATTCTGCGTCACACTTTCGCAAGCCATTTCATGATGAACGGGGGAAATATTATTGCCCTGCAACAGATTCTCGGGCATGCAAGCATTCAGCAGACAATGGCCTATGCGCACCTTGCTCCTGACTACCTGCAAAATGCTGTCGCATTGAACCCCCTTAACGGAGGAGTGACGGTATAA